GGCATACTTTATTTAAAGATTGGCGGGCGTAACCAATACCATATACAATGCTTTCAGACATTATTAAAATTTCTTTTATTGGAGTCGCAGCACTTAGTGCTTACGGCGTATATACAATTTCTAAAACTTTTATTGGTGCGAAGGAAGAGGTACGTGGTGTTCAAGCAGTGGCCGCCAATGATTTGGTGGATGACCAGGACGAGTCCGAAGTGACACCTTATGTCACCGTGCGGAGAGTTCGTGCGAGGTTTTTGGACCATTGCGTTGCGGAGGCTAAAAATAACTTTCCTGTGTTGGTGGATTCAAGGGCCGATCGGGCCATGGTCTACGAATTTTTGTGCAAATTGATGAAGGGATATGGCATGCGTCCAACACACATACAGCAGAATGTGTATGGGATGGTTAATCGTGTCATGATCCCGAACCAGTTTGCCATTACGGCTGAGAAAGTTATGGCTTCTAGTGCTGTACAGGTTCGTACTGAAGCACTGGGCAAGCGATGGCGGAGCGTGTTTCGACCTTTTGGTCGAGACATGCGACCGATCACTGTTTGAGGAGGCCCAGCGAGGCTGCCTGGGGTGAACACTGTCACGGAGTGTCAGTCCCACCCGGATTTGCAGGTTAGGTCTCGTGGGGTCTCGAGTATGAAATGTCGGAAGATATTTCAAGTTCAGGGCTTGTCACCCCGAATTGATTTCCGAGTTCATAATTCCAATATTGCTAATTTGGAGAGGGCTATGCTGGAACGTGTTTATTACGTCAACCAGGGTGGAGCGTTTGTTCGAGCCCCACAACCCCTCGAAGGCGTGTTTAAGAGTAGATTGCGGATGTTTCGATCTAAGCTTCTTACCTTTGTTGGATTTTCCAAACCGATGAGAAGGCAGGATTTTCCTGCCTTGTACCAGTCTCGAAAACGGCAAATTTATCAGAAAGCAGTTGATTCACTTGCGATCAGTCCTTTTGTTCCGAAGGATGCTAAACTTAAAGCCTTTGTGAAAGCTGAGAAAATTAATTTCACTTCAAAGAGCGATCCAGCTCCCCGGGTCATCCAGCCGCGTGACCCTCGTTACAATGTTGAAGTTGGTATCTATTTAAAGGAGATGGAACCAAGACTATACAAGGCTGTTGCTCGAGTTTTTGGTGAAGTAACTATTTTTAAAGGACTAAATGCTGTACAATCAGCAAAAAAATTGTATCATAAATGGCGTAGATTTTCAAAGCCTGTTGCTTTGGGACTTGATGCCTCTAGGTTTGATCAACATGTTTCAGTTGATGCTCTCAAATGGGAACATTCAATTTATCATGCTGTTTTCAAAGATCCGTGGCTCCATCACCTACTTAACTTCCAGATCCATAATTCTGGAAGTGGTTATTGTAAGGATGGTAGGTTGCGGTATCGCGTGGATGGGTGTCGTATGTCTGGTGATATGAATACTGCTCTAGGCAATTGTTTAATAATGTGTGCTATGGTCCATTCATATATGGAGTTCATTGGTGTTAGGTTTAGTTTGGCTAATAATGGGGATGATTGTGTTCTTATTTTTGAGCAAGATGATCTGCCTCGGGTGACAAGGGGGTTGAGTCGGTATTTTCTTGACTTCGGGTTCACCATGAAGGTAGAGTCTCCTGTGTTCGTGTTTGAGCACATTGAGTTTTGCCAGACTCATCCGGTTTTACATCATGTGGATTTGTATGGACCAAGCTACATTATGGTTCGCAATTACCCCACCGCCCTTGCTAAGGATTGTGTGAGCCTTGTCCCTCTCGATAGTGAGAAGGGTTATTGTAAGTGGCTCACCGCGGTTGGAGAATGCGGACTTGCGTTGACTGGTGGGATCCCTGTATTTCAAAACTTTTACCAATCCTTTGTAAGGGGTGGTAAAGGTTTGCGAGGTAGGGACCACCATATGGACGAAGGTATGGGACGAGAGATGCTTAGAGCAGGGGTCACCAATGAATTCTCCGTTTGTAAAGACGAGGTTCGTTTGTCTTTTTGGAGAGCCTTTGGTGTTAGTATTCAGCAGCAGATTATGCTTGAAGAGCATTACGACGGTTACACGCCCTACTGGTGTGGAGTCCTGGAACGGAGATGCAACGACTTTGCTCATTTGTGGTTTTGATTGGGTCGTAAACTTTAAACCGGCCAAAACGTTTCCTACGGGTGTAAATATTTACGTGCTAACCAGAATGCCGAGAGACTGCACGGCCCGACCCATTGGGAGTTTACGATGAACAGTCCCGTTTGTTATGTTACGGGATCCAATACAAACATGACAAAGAAATCAGTTAAAGTTAAGGTGTTGAAACGACCACCTAATAAGAAAAGTCGTATACCTCGGTACATACCTACATTGACAGCACCATCAGCTTATGGTGCAGTTATGAATAAGGGAGCTCGGTCTGGGTTGCCCACTGTTGCCCAGATGGGTGGTAGGATGTTGATTAAGAACTTTGAACAGTGTGTCGCATACCCATCAGGGAATACTGCTTTTCAGGACCAGGGGTTTTATGTAAATCCAGGCCTGGCATCCAGTTTCCCTTGGTTGTCTGGACTTGCCCAGAATTTTGGCAAGTTCCAGTTTCGGTTTTTGCGGTTCTTCTTTTCGGGTTCGTGTCCAACCACCACTACTGGTAAGGTTTGGATGCAAGTAACGTATGATTGGATGGATAATGCTCCGTCATCCTTGGCTCAGACTTTAGCCAGCGATGATAGTGCCGCCGGACCAGCTTGGTTTGGTGGTGCTATCAATGCGACCAAAGCCTTTTCTCCTGGGTTGACTGCAGATTCAAACATATTTGTTGATGTAGATTGTACCAAGTTTGCTGAGCCATATTATTATGTTCGTGATACCGGT